AGGCCCGGTTGTTACACCGGGCCAGTGGGGGGAAAGGAGTATGTCACTTACGCAACATACATGTCACTTCAGCCATCCGCATCCAGCGATCTGACTGACTTTGACGCAAGTCTGCGATCTTGGTACACATACGCAAACTTACCTCACGCAGACGTTCTTGATTATCAATCATGAAGTCTACGATCTCGTCCTGCTCTGCTTTGGTAAACTTGTAATCTTCAAGCATACCATCACCTACAATCTGCTTGACCCGTAGCAGTTTTTCACGAGCAGTATCCATTGTAAGGTCTAAATAGTGACAACGTGACATAATCGCATCCAAGTGATCCTTAATCTTGCCACGGACCTTATCAAAACGTAGGTTAGTAATAAAAATTACACTACCCTTAAACTCAAAACTGTCTGGAATACCTTCACGACGCAACAGCGCACTATCAGTGTTCCATGACAAACGACGCTTCTTACTACTATCAAGTGCCGCTTTAAGCAGGTTAAGTGATGTCTCGTCATACAATACTGTATCACAGTCATCTAGCACTAGTACGTTACCAGGATCAGCATAGTTGTACAACAGTTTGTACAAACCGATAGCACTGGCGGCACCTTTTTCAATGCCAAAACGAAGACGCTTACCTGCTAGTTTGTCAAACAGACTATTCTTTTCTAGTACTGCTTCGACACCAAAGCTCTTACCAACACCTGGAGGTCCCGTAACAACCATACCTCGCACAACACCGTCAATTGACATCTGTGTCATATCGTTAAGTATTTCGAAACGCTCTCGTAGGCGTTCTACAATCTGTTCATCTGTTTCAGTTGATTCTACTTCTGGAGTATTCACAACTTCTAGGATTGGTTCCGCTTTTGTTTTACGACCTTTGCGGGCGGTCTTAAATGCTACTTGTGACATGTGTAACTCCTGTTACTTGTTTTCCCATTGTTCTTGCAGTATAGCACCAAAATGTATTGGTGTCAATACCTTTCTTTACTTTTTTTCCATTATTTTTACACGATTCATCATAGTTTCTTTTGCTTTAGTATACTTGCTTTTCTCGTGTTTGTTGACAGTACCACGAATACTAATGACCTTTCCATCAATAATATCGCTAATGTCAGGCTGGTCTCTCCACCAAAACTTAATAATGTCACGATTATTATACAGTGTAGTAATCATATATACGCCACTGCTCTGAATAAACTTAACATCTACAACTTCAACATTGATATCGTAGCGACTACGAACCTCACCAAAGTATTCGCTATCAAAACGAACAGACTCAATACGAGCTTCAACACTTGCTCGCTTTTTATCTACTTCATTCATATGTGGAATACTAGCAATTACAGCAATGTTAAACTTGGAAAGTTCAGAATCAGCAAATGCCTTTGCTACACTGTTCTCAAAACTGCTGAGTCCACCAGTGAGTTTCTTAATCATGAACTTACCATTAAACTTGTCCATAATCTCAACAGCCTCAGACTTGATATCTTCAGGAATTGTTTCCTGGTCAAGAAGGCTTTTCATTACTACAGTTTTATTATCTTGTACTGTAGAAACATAGTTGCCGTCGTCATCATACTTGGAATAACCTTCACCACTACGGATAAAACCCTGTGCTTGATATGCCATAATAGCATAACCAAGGGCATCAACTGGTGTTCCGTCAAACGTTTGAACCTTCTTTTTCATCATGTTGTCCTTTAGTTCTTTTCCTAACTATACTCATGATAACACAATCACTGTGTTTGTCAACAACTTTTTTACAGTGTAATGTCTTCTAAACCTGCGGCGCGAAGTTTTACAATATTGTTAATTTGGAACTGTTTTGCTTCAAGTGCTTTAATTACACCAATGAATCTATTACGGACTAGAGAGAAATCGTTGATGAGGTATTGAAGAGATACAACGTCTTCTTCCCCATCAACGAATTTTTCAGCATCACGACTGCTGAGTGCTCTGTTATAACTTTCTAAATACTTGCGAAATATCTTACTACGAATCTTTCGCATTTCAGTATTCAAGTACTCTAAGATCGCTTCCACTTCTTGGAGTTGGTTAAAACGGTGCTCGACGATACCTGGCATGTCACGGCTCTGTCGTTCGAGATTACCTTTCATTCCACACTCCAATCGTGCTTGCTCAATCTCTGTCTCAAAATGTGAGATTGCTCCAACAATCTCACTCATATCAGACGTAACTTTTCTATACCATTTGCTCATGCTAAACGATACTCGTTATTCGTCCCACATTTCATCATCTTCATCCAACCAAAGTTCTTCATCACTTTCGTAATCTTCGTCCAGTTCAATGACTTCGGTAACCGCATTGTCAAGATACTCATCATGCTCTCCAATCTCTTTGGCGTTTTTGTGAACATCAATGCCATAGTCTTCCAGCCTAAAAACAAAATCATTAGCGAATGTTTGTCGTGCTTTTTCGCTAATATGAGTTTTCGCAGTATCGTACAACTGTAACAAGAATTCCATATCACCATCACTCAAGTCCATCTGTCGCCTCTTCTTCTGGAATCACATCGATAACTTCTTCACCTGGGTTATCTTTTACTTCTTCTGGCAGTTCATCAAACTCTGCCATAATCTTATCCAAGGATCCTTCTTCGTTATTTGCCCAGGCTTTACGGAATTGTGTTACCACTTCGCCGGTTACAGGGCTCACATATTCCAGTCTATTACCTGTCTTTTTAAGGACACCTTTTGCTTCAAAAAACTCAACAAGTCCACTATGTGGGCTCATACCTGTTTCATAAGGAATTTCAACTTGTACACTCTCAAAAGGTTTTGCGTAACGAGTTTTCATTACCTTACAAGCGGCACGAATACCATGCACATCACTTGTTTTGTTTCCATCTGCGTCTACTTTAAGTTTAAGTTTACGCATAGCAATAACAATACTACTCGCATAGATAAAGCCTTGTCCGCCTGAGATCTTATCATCTGGGTCAAACATATCTTGCGATGCGTATGTATGGTTAGTACATACCATGCCTACATTGTATTCACCAAACATATTAACAGTATTTCTAACTAAGGCAGTTAGTGCTTTAGGCTTACGACCCATATCACCTTTCATATCACCCTTGTTAAACTGATCAACGTCAGTAGGTGTTAACAACATACCTAAACTATCAATTACAAACAATACCTTAGGACGGTCTTCATGATCCTTATCAGCATATTCTGATTTGTAATCTTTCATAAAATCGCTTACTACTTTAGCGACATCATCAATCATTGCTAGATTGAGTTTTAGTAGTTTTTCGTCACTAGTATCTACTTCAAGGGCATGTAGCCACTTTTCGTCTAGTGCGTTTTCACTGTCAATAAGAACAACAAATATACCCTGATCTTGTGCGTTCTTTACAATGTTACCTGCCGCAATGTAGGATTTACCCGCACCACTTTCACCAGCAAGTACCGTTACCTTACCGAGGGGGACTCCGCGATGGAAGTCCCCACTGATAAGTTTGTTTAGTGTGTAGTTACCTGTGCTGATCCAAGTATCTGGATCATTAAAGCCTACACTTAAACCTGGTACTGCCTTTGTGATGCTTTTGCGGAACTTGCTTACATCAAAAGGTCTAGCCATGTTTAGTCATCCTTTTCCATTGCGTTTGCTTCCTGAATAACTTCAAGAAGTTCTGCTTCGCTGTTGAGAATTAAATTAACGTTCTTCCACTCATTCTCAGCATCACGACCACTTGCTTCAAAACGGAATCCATTGTCGTAACGATAGATAGTGTATGACTCATTAATTTTTGCGAGTTTAGATAGTTTCATTTTCTTTTCTCCTTAAGATTCTTTACGTTGACGGATCATTGCTAGAATGTCCTGGGCACTTGCTTTTTCTTCGCCGCCTGCTGGTGCCGCTACTGTCTCAGCCACTGGTGCTGGTGCCGCCGCTTCTGGAGCAGGTTGAGGTGCTGGAGCAGGTGTTGCCGCTACTGGAGCAGGTTGAGGTGCTGGAGCAGGTGCTGTAGTAGCAGTACCTGAACTGCTAGGAGCATCTACACCATACGGACGATAGTAATCACCAAAACGTGCTGGATCATACAACTGACCATCTACACTTGCTTCAAACATTTCGAAGATAATTCCCAACTCTTCAGCACTTGGCTTCTTTGGCAAAAAGTCATTCAAGTTAAACAGACCGTTAGCCGCAATAGCATCACGTTCAGTTTGATCTAGCGAACGCTCTCTACGAGCCCAATTACTAGTACTATAGTCAGCATACTGACCTTTAGTAGATTTCACAATACGGAAATCTGTACCTGCTTCATAGTCTGTTGGGATTTCTGGGAAGTCAGGATCCATAAGTGCCTGACTAATGATCTTAAAGATCTGTGGGCTAATAACAAACCTACGAATTGGATTTTCAGGAACAGTATCTTCCTGTAGTTCGCTATTTGTTACAAAGCCTTGGAAGACGTAAGAAC